GGCTTCGGCTTTTCCGTCCTTCGTGCGACGGTCGAACTTCGGCGACACGACGAATTCCGACGCATAGTCGGCCGGCCGCAAAATGCGGCAATGCAAGGCGCGACCGATGCGGAACGCGTCCGAATCGGATTCGTCGGCGTTCATGCGCGCAAACAGGTGCGCCGGCGTCGATGCGTCAAGAGTCTTGACCCAAGACGCGCGAAGCGCGGGAATCGCCGCGTAGTCGGCTTCGGTCATGTTGCGGTAGAACTGCGTCACTTGCGGCCCTTTCGGTTCGGCGTGCGGCAAACGGCCATTGCGGCCAGTTTGGCCGCGGCGCAACAGAACGCCGCGGCGATGATGAACGTTAGATCGTGTGGCATTGCGGACCCTGCGTGCGCGATCCGGTCGCGCGGCCGTTCCGACAGCGTGTCGGGTAGCCGGCCCGCCGACTGGCGGGCCGGTTCACCCGGCGCGCGGCCGTTAGGCCAAGTTGTTGCGGCTGTTGCGCGGGTCGGCCTCTTCGTACCAACCGACGACGCGAAGCCGCGACGAACTGCGCCGCGACCCTTGCAGACAAACCGTGACACGATATCCGCCGTTGTCGTCGCCGTTGATATTGACCGTGCATTGATGGCGCTTGGTTCCGAACGCGTACATGGCCGCGATAGGCGAACGCGAAACCATGTAGTGCGGCCTGTCGTCGCATTGACGCCAAGCGCAAACGCGGCGTGTTTCTCCAAACATCTTTAGGTCAAACTCGGCCGTCTTTCCGTTGTTGGAAACCATCGTCGCGGTAATCATCGTCGGAACCCTTTCGCGCGGTCGGCCCGCGTGGCCCGTCGTCGGCTTGACGACTTCCCTACGATAGCGTTCATCGGCACGCCGTCAACCGTGACTAGACAGAATCCGGCGAAGTTCTCCAATTCCGTTCGGACCAGTCACGGCGCGCACCGAATCAAGCGGCGTCCACGATTCGAACACGTAGAAGGAATCGCCTTTCTTCCAGTCGTACGGCTTGCGTCCGCCGGTTGTCGCGTATTGCGCGATTTGCGCGGATGAATGGGCGCGATAGATGCCTAGGCCGGCCATGATGCGCCGCAGTTCCGCGCGGAACTCCGAAGCCGGATGATTGCGAATTTCGCAATCTTCCATCATTTCGCGCAGCACTACGACCGGACAGCATTCGTCTTCGCACGACGACACACGATCCAACATTTGGTCGAACAGCGCGTCGGACACTTCTACCGTTGTCTTCGCGTCTTGCATTGTCGGAACCCTTTCGCGCGGTCGGCCCGCGTGGCCCGTCGTCGTGTTGACGACTTGCGTACGGTAACGATTGTCGGCACGCTGTCAAGCACGACTAGACAGAATCTTAGAAATTTCTTCGGATACCATCTAGCCATGCAAGACGGGTTCGACTCGGCCGCGGTCGTGCGCGCGATGGACCGCGCGCGGGAACGCGTCGCCGCCGTGCGCGCCGTGTGGTCGTCGGCCGTCGCCGGCGGCCGTGCGCCCTACGGCGCGGCCCGTACGGCCTTTCCCGACCATTCCGCGCGCGTCTACATGGTGCGGACCATACGGGCCGCAGCGGCCCGCGGCGGGCCGTTGCCGGCCATGTCGCCGGCTAGCGCGCGATGCACGCTTGGCGCGTTGCAGACGCGCCGCGAAGCGTTGACCGTGGACGACCTGTACGCGTTGTGCGACCTGTTGCGACTGGCGGCCGACCTGTCGGACGACCGCGCCGAACGCACGGGTTGCCACGCCTACCGCGGCGTCGCGCACGCCGAACTAATTCGACGCGTCACGAAATCAGCGTGTCGGCGATAGTCTCGGAACCCGCGGTATTGGCCGGCAACAACAAACCCTTGCCGTACATATCGAAGAACCGATCAAATTCCGTATTGAACTTGCCTTCGGCGTTGTTGGTCGCGACCAACCGCAAATGGTCGTTGACCGCCCAATCGGTGGAACCCGGCAACACGACGACGCCTTGCCCGCCGGGCGCCAACTGGCGGACCTCGGCCAACACCAGTTCGTCCAAATACATGATTGCCGACGCGTTTATGGCGGTAGTCTGTTCGATGGCCGCGTAGATAGTGGACGGCAACGCAAGCGGCGCGCGGAAGAACACGCTTTGCCACGCGTAGGTCGTGCCGACGCCTGTCGTAATCGACAGCGTGGCGCCAGTTACGACCGTGCCGCTACCGTCCTGCAACGACACGCGAACTTCCCCGCTAGACGCCGTCGCATCGACGCGCGCGGCGACGGCCAACACGTACAGGCGGTCGCTACCGATTGTGTTTCCGCTACCCGATTCGCTGTTGAGTTGCTGTCGGATCTTCGCGAGCGTGGACCCGTTGCCTACGAACTTGAATGCCGACCCGCCGCGATAGGTAACGCTAGTTTCCTGCGCGAAATGCGTCCCGGGCGTTCCCGTGACGGTTGACCAGTAGTCCGGCAAATTCGCCGTCGTCGCGTACGACGTGAACGCCGAATTCCGCAACAGGTTTCCATAGCGCACGCCAGTATCCAACGACGGATTTAGGCACGGCATGACGTAGGCCGCGCCGCTACCGGCCGGGAACCGATAGTCGAGATTGTCGAACGCGGTTTGCCCGCGCACTTCGAACAACTCCGAACCCGACTGTATTTCCTTTGATTGCGCGTCGGCGATGCACCGGATTTCCACGCGTTCCGTTCGAATGTTCGGGAACTGAGTCACGCCCGACGCCAACGCGAGCGGCGGCAACTCTGTAAACAACAGCGTTCCGTTTCCCGTGTTGCCCGTGCCGACGGATACCGCGGCCTTCGTGACGGTCGTTCCGTCCACGGATTCGATGTCCAAACCCATTTCACGAATGAGATACAGCAACGCCGACCGTTCGTCCTTCGACGGCATGACCGAACGCGTAGATACGCCGGCGTCGGCATAGCACATTTCAATAAGCGTTTGCACGGCCGCGTCTTCGACGTCGGAAACAATCAGGCCGGCGGCCGCGATGCGGCTTTCCATGCGGCCGACCAAATCGCCTAACATATACGCGTCGGCCGAACTGTATTCGGCTTGAATCGCGGCTATGCGCGTCTTGACGTCTGACTGGTGCGCGCGGACGGCTTCCGCCAGTCCAAACAGTTTGCCAAGCCGCGTGAATAGGCCGTTGGAACCGTCATACGTCAATGCCATTTGGTGCGTCCTTTGTTGGCCTATCGGCAAACGGTACGGCGCGGTTCATGGCCGCCATGCGGCCGCCGCAACCGCAGTTCGGCGCGACGGCATGAACGGCCGTCGCAATCCCCGTTGCGTTCGTGACGCGCGCCACGACGTCGCCTAGTCCGCGCAGCGGCCCGCGGTAGTGGACGCACGACGCGCAACGGTCGTCCGTGGTCGGGCCGGCCATGACCGGCAACCGGCACACGCTGTTCGGGTCGCGATAAACGCAGTTCAAAAGACGCCTACCGATCCGGTTTGCGAAATGGAAATGAACCCGCCGCCGGCCGGATCGTAGTACGCGTCGGAAAAACTGCACGCGGTCAAGTTGACGCCTCCAATTTCGCCAATGCCCGTGACCGAACCTTGCGAAAAGTTTGCGGTATACACCGGACAACGCTGTAGGTAGTTGCAACCCGGCAAAAAGCACGCACTGAACAGCGCGCCGACGGCTCCCGGCGGCGCGACCGTAACCCATTCGCATTGCTGTCCGGGCAAACAGCACGCGCCCAAGTATTGGAAACGCAGGGTAGCCGACGTGTTCGCAAGCGTGGCGTAGATTTGCAGCGGCAACGCGAACGGCGATGTTGGACCGTTATAGAACGGGCAAAACGGGCTGACTTGGCAACCTAACTTTCCAGTTCCCTGCCATTCGGCTATCTGCAATTGCTCTTGGCACTCAAACGCACGTGGGCAAATCTCATTTGGCACGTACTCTAGAACCGACGTGACGCGCCGCACGGTCGAACTAGCCTTTACGGTTATATCCGCGTTGACACCTTCGACATACACGCCGGTTACGCGCGCCTTCGCCGTCGCGTAGTACGATTCGTACGTCGGTCCCAACACGTAGTCGCCGCAAGTCGCGCGGTATTCGATTTGCAGCGTACTGGCGAACTGCAACTTTATTTGGCCGCCGACGCCGTAGCAAAGCGCCAAGAAATCGGGGCAACCGATTTGCGGCGGCGTCGGGTCGCGGTCGCAACAGCAAAGCGCGGTAAGAATTGCCGTCATGGCCGTACCGGAGTTTCGGTTCCATAGACGGACACGGCGACGACGGAACCTACGGACGCCTTGCCGCGCAGCGCGTCGCCGGGTTGCATCGGCCGCGCGGCTTCGTCAATCAGGGTAACGGAGTTGGCTAGCCGGCTATCAAAATACTGCGCGTTGCCGGCGCCGGACGTCGCGCCGGGCGCGACATGGTGCATTCGGAACGTAGCGGTAGTCGTGTGCGTGTTGCAGACGACCACGGTTTGGACCGTCGCCAGTCGGTCGGGCGGCACGACGTAGATACGGTCGTCGGTCGTGGTCAACAGCGCCGACGCCAACAGGCGCGGGGAACGTTCGTTGCGCGCGGTTTGATTGGTTGGAAATGCTGTCATGGCGTCGGCTCGGGACAGGTTACGGCAAGGCCGTTGGTCAACGCGAATATGGGCACCGGCGACAGTTGCAGCACGACGATAGTTCCCGTCGGGATAGGCAAGCGCCGCGTGACGTCCGACGGTTCCGCCCAACCACTAAGGCCGGTCCATTCCGTTCCATTCTGCGCGTGTGGATAGTCGCCGGGAATCCCGGTCCCGCCGCGACGCCCGCCCGGCTTTTGCGTCCAACCGGCCGACGGGTTGACGGTGTCGGGTATGACTTCGTCCCAACGGTATTGCCAACGCAATTCGCTGTTGGGTATCTGCGTGTTGCCCGTAATCTTGGCGACGCAACCGAATTCGATTTCGCCGGTAAGGATCATCCAACACGATTTGCCGTCGGTCCCGGTGATTTGCTTTAGCGCGACCACGGCGCCGTTGGCGTAGCGCACGATTTCCGACGCGGCGCCTTCGAACGACATTGGATAGATGGCGAACGCGGGTTGGTAGGCTTCCGGCGGGTAAGCGGGATTGCTGCGCCGGCCGCCGGGCCTGTCCTCAAATTGCGTCGCAAACCGCGTATCGGCCTTCGCCTTCGGAACGACTTCGACCCATTGATGGTCGCCGAACGTCGTGCTATTGGTGATTCGCGCGAATATGACTGGCGATTCCGGCGTGGAGAACAGTTCGGGCCGCAGTTGCAACAGCGGCTTTAGGCGCTCCACGACGTCGCAAATTTCGTTGACGTGTTCGAACGTCAAGCGGCCGACGGCGCCGGAATTGAACCGCGGTAGCGTCATGTCTTACCAATTCGTGGAAATGTTCGCGAACGGGTACAGGTCGGGGAAGGGTTGTCGCCAATACACGTCGCGCGCACGCTGCGCGCCGTTGATTTCGACCGTAGGCACGCGGCCGGCCGTGTCGCGCTCGGGAACCTGTAGCAAATGGTATTCGCTATCGTCAATGATGCGATGCGTTACCGTATACAGCGACACGCCAGCGCGGCGAATCTGTCCGCCGGTATAGAGCGCGCGGCCAATCGGGATACCTTCCCAAACCACGGAATTCCGACGGCCGCGCGCGGCCGTCATTTGCGTGACGATGGACGGAATGCCGGAAACGCTCTGTATCGTTTCGTTTATCACCAGTTCCGACGTATAGCGCAGACGGGAAAGCGGCGTTCCGTTCAAGTCGATTTGTACGCCGCCGGTGATTTTCTGCGCGGCCGGCGTGGTTCCTACGTTGCCGTTGGTCGGATAGGTCGGCGACGTTATGAAGGTGTCCACGAACGACGCGGCAATGTCCAACGTCCATTCCACGAATCCGGGTTCGCCGGGTTGCGCGACGCCGGCCGTAACTTGCGCGTTCGAATAGGTCCACACGACTTGCCAAATGTCCGTATTCGGCTCGCGTGTCAATTGGTACGACCGCGCCCAAATCCCGGTTTCACCCGGAAACACTTCGCCGAACGTCGGCAACGCGTCCGGGCCGGCGTGCGTGCCGCCTACGGCAACGCCGAACTTCGCGCGCACTTCGGCCGGCGTGTCGAGATTCGCGGCCGTGTCGTCGTAAATCTTGAACGTGCGGGTAGTCGTGACCTTGCCGCCGTCGTAGTTCCATTGACGGGAACCCGTGATTTCGTAGCAATAGAACGCCATCTATTGAATCCCCATTGCGACCATTTGGCCGGCGAACTTTTCGGTAGCGACGGCGATACGCGTTTGTATCGCCTTTTGGTCGGCCGGCGGGTACGCGTCAAATACGAACGTTCCAAGCGCGGTTTGCGCGCTTCCCGTACGACTGGCGGCCATTGATTCGGCGTCGGCTTGTTTCTCGCGAAGCGCCAACGTCTGTTCTTCGATGTCGTAACGCTGCGCGACTGCGTCGCGCTCGGCTTGCGTCAACGCGTCGCGCATGGCCTTTTCCCGCTGCAACCGGAGTTCGTTCCGCTGCAACTCGCGTTCGGCCAGTCGCGCGGCGTCGGCGTCGCCGGCGGCCAACGCGCGTTGCGCGGCCAACCGAAGGCGCGCCGATTGCAAGTCGTCGGTAGCGGCGCGTTCGCGGTCGGCGCGCGCCTTCTCTTCGCGGGCCTGTTGTTCGGCCAACTGGCGCGCCTTCTCTGCGGCGGCGGCGGCTTCCTTCCGTTCGCGCTCTTCGATTGCCCGAAACGCGGCGTCGCGCTCGGCTTCGATGGCCTTTTTCTTTTCGGCGTTTACTTTGTTGAGCGCGTTTATCTCGGCGTCCGAAAGTTCGTTGACGTGCTGTAGCGTCGTGTCGAAGTCGAGCGTTTCCAACGCGATTTCGTAACGCTTTTGGGCGATGGCCCGTTCGTCGCCGGCCAACCGAACGTCGTTGATTTGGTTGGCGATTTCAAGCCGCCGACGTTCGAACGTCAACGCGGCCGCGTTTGCCTGTTGCGCCTGTTCGCCGGCGGCCATGCGACCGCGTTCGGCTAGGATCGACTCTCGGGCCGCGTTGGCGGCCGCCACGGCGTCGTCGGCGGCTTTCTGCGTGGCGCCGAACGTCGCGTCGTAGATGGCGGAACCTAGGTCGGCGAACGCGCCTACAAACGGAATAGACTTGATGGCGTCTAGAATTGCGGTCGGAACGTCCTTTTCCGAACGTAAGCCGGTGGCAATCGCCTTCGCGAGACTGGCGGCCATCATCGGCCCGGCAAGCGTGCCGACGACGCCGCGCGCCTGTTCTCCGAACTTGGCGCCGAAGTCAAAGCCGGCCTTGCCGCCCTCTTTGACGGCCTTGTCTTTGGCGGCGGCCATGCCTTTTTCCAACGCGTCAAGTCGCGCCGTTATGTCGATATAGACTTCGCCGCCTTTGGTCGCCATTGGTCAGCCTTTCGCCATGTAGGAATCGACAAACGACCGCGGGTCCATCGGTTCGCTACGCCGCAAATCGCCGCGCGCGGCCGCGTCCAACAGGCCATTCCATTCCCCGATTTTCAGTCGCATCGGGTCGGCGATGCGCGCGACGGTGGACAGAATATACGCTTCGTTCATCCAATCGCGGGGGCGTTCGCCGACTGCACGCGCAGTCGGCGCCCCCATTTTCCCGTCGTGGCGTCCCAATGGAACCCGACGATTTGCAGCGCGATTTCCGTCAAGTCGTCGGGCGGAATTCCATCGGTCGCGGCGTCCACGGCGTCGGCGCCTACAGATTCCGAAATAATCCGCAACGCTCCGTCTAGCGTAAAGCACCAACGAACGACGGCCGTCGATAGCCGGGCCTCTTCGCGCACGGCCGCGCAGCGCGCCGCGATTTCCGCCGGCGCCAGTCCGATTCGGGCGCAGTCTTCGGCGGCTTCCTGCGCTGCGCGCGCGGCCATAACCGATTGCATAGTGGCCAACTGGCGGACGGTCAGTTGCGGAAACCGCCGGACCTCTTCGCCTACCGAAAAAACCACGTCGCCGACCATCATTTATCCCTTCCGCGCATCAACGCGCGCAATTGCGTTTCGTAGTCTTCCGCGCTTACCTTGCAATGGTCCGCGGCTCGCACGACGTCGATATGCGCGACGGCGTCCATAGGCACGCGGCCGGCCTTTAGGGCGCGCGCGGCCGCCAGTTCTTCCGACACCGTGCCGGGAGACACCCGGAACTTGACGGTACGGCCGTCGCGTAGCCGTATGGACACGATCCAATCCGATTCGGTTGGTACTGCTATGGACGTCGCCGGCGTCGTCATGCCGTGGACCATACTACCGTCGGGCCGTTGTCGTCGGATATTTCGAAATTCGAAGTTACCGACGATTCCCCGTTCCTGTCCACGTTGAACGCCACGGCGGAAAAGACGCTGTCGAACACTAGCGCCACGGCATTCGTGGCATTGGTCGCGGTTCCCGACAGGAATAGCGACACGGTCCCGCGCATATAGCGTTCGGAAGGCGCGCCATTGCTATTTGGTATGTTCGTGCTGCCGTACGTTCCGAACGGCGTAGACAGGCCGCGCGTAGGCGTGCCGGCTAGGCTTCCGGTTATGTCGGCGATGCCAAGCCGGCGGACCTTGCCGCTATGGCCGAAACCCGACAGGTCCGAAGACACTAGCGCGACGTTGGCGGCCCAAACGCGGACGTTTATGGAACGGTCCACGACAGACGCCGACGGCGTGTCGAGAATCGACACGGACCCGTCGTTGCCGGTCAGGAATTCCGCCATTTATGCCGTAGTCCAAACGACCGTCGGGCCGTTGCTGTCGTTCATTTCGAAATTCACGGTAAGACCGGATTCCCCGTTCTTATCGACGTTGAACGCGAACGACGAAAACACGGCGTCGAACTGCAACAACGCGGCTTGCGTGCCGCTGGTGGACGTTCCGCCAGTAATCGACAGCGTAAGCGTGCCGCCGGGTTGCGACGGCAACGCGTTTGCCGACACGGTCCCGAACGGCGTACCCGTATCGCGGGTCGGCGTGCCGGCAAGCGAACCCGTGATATCCGCAATGCCAAGCCGGCGGACCTTGCCGGTATGCGCGAAGCCGGTCAGGTCCGACGACACGTACGCGACGTTGGCCGCGAAAACCTTTACGTTCATGGAATGATTCGTGCCGGGAAGCGCCACCGAACCGTCGTTCCCAACAATGTATTGCGTCGGCATTTTTTGGTCCTATTGCAGTTGTCCGACCAGTTCGTACACGTCGGACGTCGTCCAAATATCATCGGCAAACGCGGGCGTTCCCCGTTGCCGCAGGATGCACAATACGCGGTCGTATCCGGTCGCGGTCAACGCGACGCCGTCGATAAGGGTCCGCAACCTGTCCGACGCGGTCGGCGCCGTGACTAGGTCGCTACCGCCTTCGTAGAAGTTGAAGACGACGCGCAGACGTTGCGTTTCGGTTCCGTCCATGCAACGCACGAATTCGGACGGAACGACTTCGTAGACGCAAAGCGGCAAGGCCGTATCGGCCGGCGCGGCGTCCAACCAAACCCGGTTTCCAAACAGGTTGGAGAACCCGCCGGCGCCCGTGGACGTCGCGATGCGTGCGCGAAGTGCGACTAGCATTGCGTTTGCCATTTACAACCTTCGCGCCATTGCTTGCGACATGGTAGGTTCGAACAGGTCGCGGATTGCGTCAAGAGTCGGACGAATGTACGGGCGCGCCTTTGTGCGTCCGTAATCCCGGTCAATCCGTGCATAGTGCAGCGGGGAACCGTAGCGGTAGCCGATTTGCACGCGCGCAATGTTGCGCGGAATGACTTCCGCCAATGGCGACATTCCACCCGACGATTGGGACACGGCGCCGGCGCCACTAGCGCGGCCGATTTGCCAACTACGGCGAAGCGTTCCGGTATCCGCGGCCGGCGGCTTGCCCGGCGCGGACGCACGATGCAAGCCGCGTTCGCGAGCGTTGCGCGCGCCCTTGCGGCCCTTACCTACGCGATAGACACGCCCGGTTCCGCGCTTCGACAACTGCGCGCGCATGGCGGCGCCAGTCGTCAACAGAAAGGCCGTGACGCCTTCCTGTACGGCGGCTTCAAACTTCGCGCGCCATTCGGGCGATTCGCGCCAATTGGCGTTCATTCTTCCCCCGTAATCGTAATCGTCTCGCCCGGCACGTAGTCGGCGTCAACGACGGTATGCGAATTTGGCGACGCGGTCGGGCGCAGGATCGGCACGCGAACGCCTTTCACCCAATACAGACGGCCCGTCGTCTGTTCGCGCAACACGTCGTCCACGTCGATGTCGGCTTGACCCTCAAAGTAGAACGTCGCCGACACGACGCCATTGGCGCGGCCGGCGCTTTCGTTGTCGGCCGCTGCGCGCGGTTGGATGAACGCTCGCAACGCCGCAGCGGCCGTATAGGTACGCGACATTGCGCCATTGCTTTGCCACGTCTCGGTCGGACGCGCGACGTCGATTAGCACGCCATGCGCGGAAATGAGACTGGCGACGGACACTAGCGAATCCTCTTGAATGGCGACAACAGGCGCAACGCTTCGGCGTCCATTTCCGCGCCGCTACCCAACGTGTACGAATAGTCGCCGAAACTTTCCGACTGTACGCCGGTGTCGCGCTTGCGTCCGTTGTAAATGCGCGCCGCAATCAGTTGGCACGCGTGGACGATGTCGGGCGGGACGGTTTCGTATCCGCCGTCGTAGTCCACGAACACCGAAATAGGCGGCGCCGGCCACCGGCCGCCGCCGTCGTCCGGGTCGTAGCCGTTGCGGCCGTAGTAGAGAATTCCCCTATCTAGGTCCGCGGTCGTGTCTAACTGCGCTTGGTCGGCGAACGTCACGGTAAGCGGCGCGTTCACTAGGTCGCGGCCTACGATGCGGTTCATTCGCTGCGCCGTTGTGTTCACGGCAAGCGTTGCCGCAAATCCCGTCGTGGCGCTAATCTGAGTCGCAAGCGCGTTGGTCGTCTTGTGGTTCGCGAACTGTATTTGCGTAATGGTTTCCGTGCCGTCGGATTGCACGCGAACCAACGTTATTCGGCTCTCGGCAATCGTCACGGTGGCCGAAATGTCGGTCGCGACCGTAGACCGAACGTACATACAGGCTTGCGAACCAAAGGCGACGTAATGCACGTGGCCGACTGGCGAATGGCGCAGCACCAACGCGCCGGCGCCGTTTGCGGTCGTCCATTCGTAGATGCGGCGTTGGACCACGTATCGGTCTAGGTACGCTTCGATGGCGTACGTAGCGCGGTCGATGGCCGATTCCAACACGGCGTCGTCCGTACTGGTCGAAATCCCTAAGTAGGATTTGAGCGCCGCTAGCGTGGTGATTGCGTATTGGTCAACGGCCATTGGTCGTTCGGTTCATCGGCACGCCTACGGGCGCGGATTCGGCCCCGGCGGACGGCCGCGGCGGCGCTTCGATTCTTCGACAGGCCCGGAACCAGTAGCGGACGCCGGCGCCGTCTGCGGCGATTCCTGCGGCCTTTCCTGCGGCACGTCTGCCGGCGCTTGGGCGACTGGCGCGCGCAGCACGATTTCAACGATGCGCCGGCGCGACAGGCTATCGGCAAGCCGATTCGGGACCGCGACGGTTGCGCCGCGACGGTGTCCGTTCCACGGTTGCAGGATTAGGCAAATGGTGCATTCGGATTGGTCCAATCGGGCCTTCCGTTCGTGTGATAGTCCGGCATAAACTGATGGACGCATTCCAAATTGGCGCCCGGCCACGTCGCGACCATTTGCAAATGGCCGACGCGAACTTTCGGCGTGGTCGAAATGCGCCAACCGGCGGCCGCGGCCTTTTTCCAAAAGTAAATATCGTCGTCTACGCGGTCGTTCCCCCAATCGGACAGCGCGCCGGGTTCCCCGATGAACCACGGGAACGGCAACTTGGCTAGCGACGCGGTACGAATCAACGTAAGGCCGAAATGACCGTGCAGACACGGCCAATGTTCATCGGCCAAGCGCATAATGTCCAGTTCCTTTAGCGGTTGGCCGCGGCCGTCGTCAATCTTCGCCAAGACTTCGGCACGGTCGCGGCCAATCTGCAACGGACACAACACGTCCAGTTCGTGCGCGTCGGCAATCTGCCTAAGCGCCATGACGTCGTGCGCGTCAAAAATCGTATCGTAATCGACGGCCAACAGGTACTTATACCGCGGGTTGCCGGCAATGCTCGCAAACAACCGTTGCAAACATTGGCCCCAAAATACGCCAGTCGAACGGACGAACGGAATCGCGAGCGGACCGAACGCCGCGAAGCACGCGTTCATATTTTCGGTCCATGCAAGGCGCGGCATACTCATAACCGCGTGAACGTCCGGCATCGGTTGCACCGGGATACGCGGCCGCGTGCCGCGCTTGACGGCGTGCAGATTCAACGACACGGGCAACGACGAACAGCGCGCGGCGTCGCCGGGCCATTCGCCGACCACGTCGAATCCGGCCGCGGCTAGCGCGTCGGTCAATTTCTGCCGGTTGAATATCGCCCTGTGCGCGTCGTGTTCGTCGGTCTGGCCGCCCATTAGGTAAGACTCGACTGGCGAACCGTCGCCATTGACGTACGACGACACGATGCGGTCGAAGTCAGGCACGGCGACAAACAGTTCGCCGCCGACGCGCAGCGCGCGCGCCCATTCGCGCAGCACGGCGACCGTTTCGCGGTGGCCGATATGCTCTAGCACGTGCGACGCCTTTATGGCGTCCAACGTGCCGTCGGCGATGCCAACCAGTTGGCGCGCGTCGTGACCGTTCGAAATGTCCCAAGATTCCCAACCGGATACGGGATTGGGGCCGCTGCCGATGTCGAGTCTTCGCATAAAGACAGGCCGCCGGCTGGCCCCGGCGGCCCGTGGAGGTCGTGCATCCACGCACGGGTCCGGGACAGTTTAGCGACCCGGAACCGTCACGTACTGCGCCGCCGACAAATCGGTGGCGTCGTTGATGCCGGTGGCCGGCTGTCCAAGGTCGCACACGGCAACAATGTTGGCCGTAGCCGACGCCGGCGTAACCGACAGGCGAAGGTAACGCTTCAACCCGACCGTAGACACGTCGAAGACGGCAAGCGGGTTGGTAGACGTGGACGATGCGCCGGCGATGGTGAAATCGGTTCCGCCGGTCGCGTTGATGGTGGAAAAGTTGGTCGCGTCGGTCGTGTCCGAATGCTCGACCTTCAACGCCGAAGGCGCGTTGGTCGTACTGGCGAACACGGCGATGCGCGCGAAGTCGAACCCGCGGGTATCGACGTTCGCGGTAGCCGTGGCGTTGGTCGCCGCGGCCGCGCTGTTGAGAAGAAGAACGCTCTTTTGATTGGCGCCGTAAATCATGGTTTGTTTTCCCTTCCGGTTTTAGCGGGTCAGCATGACGATTGCGCCGGCGTTGGTGGCGTCGCCGACCGAATGGCAGTTGATGTCCACCCGCTGCGTTCCCTTGATGGCGATTTCGTCCTGTTCGAACGCATTCAACGCCGAATCGGACGTCTTGATGGTAACGGCCCGGCGGTCGCCGAACGCGCACGCCATCGACAGGTCGCCGAAGTACGCAATCGGAGTTGTATCCGTTCCAGTTCCGACGACGCCCGACATGACCTGCGTAAATACGACCGGGTATCCGAAGAACTTCGGCGCAATTCCGTTCGTGATTTCCGCCGCAGTCACGCCGCCGGCCGCCATAGCGCGCGCTTCGAACACGCTATGGAAGACGGCCTTGTGGCAATAAATCTTGGCGTTCGGAGTCTGCGCGTACGCCGGGAGGAGCGCCATCCAAGCGTGGATATCCGCCAAATCGACGCCGGAAAGCGCGCCAGTACCGACGCCGGAATCCGACGTGCCGGCGCTACCGACCGCGTTTGCAAGGCCGACGATTCCGCCGTAAGTCGAAGTTCCGTCGCCGTTGAAACCGGCCTGATCCTCACGAAGCGCGAATTCGTAGGCGATTTCGCCGGCGACTTGGTCGCCGATGTTCGCGATGGCGTCTTCCGCCAACTCTGTAGAGGTCGTGGTAAGCGCGAACAGTTTCTTGGCAACCAACTGGACATTGTCGAACGTCTGCGTCGATTCGGTCGCGGCCTTGGTTTCGCCGACCCAATACGACGTCAACGTGCCGACGCGGCGCGGAATCAAGAGCGTATCGCGCGACATCGGGTAAACCTTCGCGTTCGCACGGAACACGCCGTACTGTTCGCGAAGATTGATAAGCGACGCCTCGAATTCGTCAGGCACGAGGAAGCCGCCGGCGCTGTTGACGCCTTCGCTATGCGCCTTCAACGAAAGGCCGTTCGACTCGCACCAGTCGGCCGACTTGCGGTGTCCCGACGCGGCCGCAATGAACCGACCAAACCGGAACGCTTCGCGCGCGTCCTTGAAGTTCTTCACGCCACGGTAAACCGGGACGGTATCCGGCGACGTGACGATGGCACGGCGGACGGGGATTGCGTCGGCAAGCGCCGCGCGGACCTCGGCGCGAACGCTCTTGGCGACGGCCTCGGCGGCCTTGTCGTCGGCCTTTGCGGAATCCTCGGCGACGGCGGGCGCGGCCGTGGCCGGCGCCAACATGACGTCGATGGACGCCGGGTCAATCGGGGCGCCCGACTCGTCAACAATCATGCAGTCGGACAGCATCAACGCCTTGGCGTGTTCCACGCCGGCTGTTCCGTGCTGCGCCGCGGCGTTCTCCAACGCCTTCGTAAACTGGTTCAAAGTAATGTTTCGCATTGTCGTACCCTCGGTCGCGGTTGGATTCAAGGCGCCGCCTCTAGGCACTTGCCGCCGGCGCGCGCCGCCTTCCCTATCGCAACAATCCCTTAGCGCGCGCGATTTCGGCGCGCGCGATGGACGCGGAATCAATCGGCGATTTACGCGCCGCCCTTGCGGCCCATGCCAACGCCGGCACGGCGACGACGACCGTACGCCGCGCTGGTTCCACATAGCCGCCCCAACGCTTCGCGGCTTCGGCGTCTACGGCGCCCTTGCGTACGGCGCTAATCAACGCGCCCGGGTTGCATTGCATCGGCGCGACAGAAATTTCCATCAACTTCCATTTGTTGAAGACGGTATGCACGCTGTCGCCCCAACGCTTACGGTCGTCGGGCGTGGCGCGGCGGATTCCCCCATTTTCCGCCGTGTACCCGATGGAAACGCCGCGGACGATTCCCTGTCCGACCATCGACGCGACGAATTCCGGGAAGAACGGTCCTTCGAAGTCGTCCGGCCGTTCGGCAAACTTGAAGTCGGCCACAATCGACGTTGGCCGGCGCTCCAACGACAGGCACTTGCCGACGGGCAAGTTGTAGTCGTGGTTGTAGAACAACACCGGATTCGTAAGGTATTCCGATGCGTTCATTCCCTGCGCTATGACGACTTCGCCGTCGCGGTCGATCATTTCGGTCGTAACGGTCGCGGTAAACCCGCCGGCGCGCGGCATGAACGCCGCGTCTAGATTCTTACGGTTCATTGGTCATACCCTTTTGGGCGGCGATGCGCCGTTCGGCTTCGTTGACGATGTCTTGGTATCCGCCGGCCAACTTCGGTTGCAGCGCGCAACGGCAATTCGGGTGCAATGGCGGGCCGTCAATGGACGAATAGTCCAGTTTCATTTTTCCGCCGTCGGCGCCCGACAGCGTGGCGCCCTTTGGGTAGAACGAATCATCTAACCCGACGCCGTCGCTACCGAAACGCTTGGCGACGGCTTCGCAAAACTCGCACGGGTCCGGCGCCAGTAGCCAACGCTTCCCGTCCACAATGCCGGTGGATTTCCACGCGTCTTGTTCGGCTTCAACGGCCGCGCGCGCGGCCTCTGTTCGCGCAATCATGGTTGCGCGCCGGCGCGTCGCGCGCTCTTCGTCGCCTTCGCCCCGCGCCCAATCCTGTACGCGGTTCGCCAGTTGTCCGACGTCTTCGCCGTCTTCCAATCCGGCGTCGAAGATTTCCCGCACGCGCACGGCCGTATATTCGTTGATGCTGTCCGCGGCGCGAACGGCCAACCGAACCGACGACCGTTCCACGTACTCGGCCAGTTCGCGCGAACTAAAGCCGATTTCGGCGACGGCCGGACTACCCGCTACCTTTGCCAAGCCGGCTAGGCCGGCTTGCGCGCCCTGCGTCAACGCGTCGCGCAGATAGGGCGCCAACGCATCGACCAATTCCCGTTGCCATTTGGCGCGTTCAATCACGGCGACGGCGCGTGCGATGCCGTCGGGCGTGGCTTCGCCGTCCTTCCGAATCTGTTCGACCACGGCCACGACTTGCGCGCGCAACACGGCGTCCACCGACCGCAAGAACTTTTCCAACAGGTCGTCGTCCACCAACTGGTCGGCCTTCGCCTTTGTATGCACGCCGGGCGCGGACCACATTTCAGATTGCAGCGCGGCCGACTTGGTGGCCGTGCCGGGCGCGCAACCGCAACCGCACGCCGACTTCGTGCCACGTTCCCGGTCGAATTCGTCGCGCTTTCGCTTTGCCCATTCCCAACCGGCGTCGCCGCCCCAACCATGCCACGCTTGCCAACCCTTTCCCTGTTCGGACCACGTCGCGCCGTCCTTATCACCAACGTGCCGTTCGAAATACGCGACCATGCGCCGAATGGTGTCTTCGGACACGGCAACGCGGTTCGCTAGGTCGCGGGCGCGTGCAATTCCGGTTGCCGTCATGCCGCGTTGGCTAGGCGGCTTCGACTCGCGAACCTCTAGGGCGCGGCGCGCGTTGTCGGCGACGGCTTGCGGCGGGACCGTGTCGATATCCTCTAGCGCCTTGCCGCCGCCGCAAACCGAAATCGCAATCGCTATTGCCTGTTCGCGGTCGTAGCCTTCGGCCAACAGGGTTCGGATTTTGTCCGACACACAATCGTCGGCCTTCGTGGCTACTGGTTCGCCGGCGGCCCCGCCAGTCGTGGCGGCCGTCTGTACTGGCGAGCCGGACGCGTCCGGCGATTCGACCGCGGCAAACGACGGAAGCGCCGCCGGCGGTCCGCCCAACGGAATACCGTTCACCAGAAGTCGGTCGGCCATCGGGTCGTCGGCGGGTTCCAAGCCGACGCGCGCGCGTGCTTCGTTTGGCGTCAACCAACCGCCGGCAACGGCGACTTGCGTTTCGGTCAAATCCTGTTGGCGGTTGGCCGGCACGGGATCGTCGTACGCCAAGACGGCGTCGCCTTCGATGCCGAACATAGGCAACAGACGTTGATTCAACGTCTCTTCGTCCATGCGGCACAACGGAAGGACCGTCATTTCTCGCCACGACGCAAATCCGACTTGCGCGCCGGCCAAGTTCGGGTCGTTCGCCTTCAACATGGACACCGGAACGCCGAAGATTGCCGCGATTTCTTCCACGACGTCGGTACGGCCGGCCAAGTCCTTTGGCGCAAATTGCAGCGGCTTTAGGTCGATGTCCGCGGACGCGACCATAAATCCGCCACGCTTTGACGGGCCGCGGAACTTTCCCTTTAGCGCCTCTTCGATGCGGTCGATTTCGTCGCTAGACGGGTTGCCTTTGACGGTTAGCAACCAGTCGGGGCGCGCGTTGTTCGCGAACATGGAAAGGTCCATTTCGTGTAGCGCCACGTTCGCATTGGCCGCGCCCCAAGCAGCCTCCAATTTGCCCATTCCGTACCACAAGTCGCGCGGATTCGGCCGGCGGAAGTGTATGACTTCGTCCGTAGTGAATCGTTGCTTCCCCTCTTCGGTCGCGCCGTACAGGTAGCCGGAAATAAATTGTTCCGGGTCGGTAACGATGGTCGTCCATTGCGGCGGCATCGGCCACAATTCCGACGGCGTACCCAACGGGCCGAAGACAACGTGTTGGTACGCGTTGCCGGTCAACTCTTGCCACACGACGCGCAACACGGTTGCGTCGTATCCGTTGAACCACGGATTAGCCGTGGACAACAGGCGCAACAACGGATGGTCGTCCGTGATTTCTTCGAAGTCGGCGCCGATTTCCGCGGCCTTCCGCATGACGGTAGCGGACGGTTGTCGCGGGCCGTCGCCGGCTAGCCACGCCTTCGCGCGTCGCGACGCCTTGCGCGTGTTCCACAACTTGCGCGTGGCGTCCGACGACCGCACGTACAGGCGAAGCGGGTTCGACGCAACGGCGTTTGCGTTGATGGTCGCGGCCGCGTAAATCCAAGACGAATAGTAGCGGACGCCGGCCGACTGCGTGAACGGCGGCGCCTTTACGCCGCCGTTTCGCAATTCAAAGGCGCGGGAACTGGAACTAATCCACGCGCGCGGGTCCAAAGCCTTTGCAATTGCGTTCCAAATCGGCATCAAATTACCCTTAGAAAGTTCGGCCGATGCCGTTTTTTCGCCGCGACGGCCAACGCAAGCGCGCACACGCCGTCGTCGTGGCCGGTCGTCGCTTCGTACACTACCCGTCCCGCGCTATATCGGAAACCGAACGATTCCAGTTCGGCCCGCAACCAACCGTCGGGGAACCGCACGGCGCGCGTTTGAATGGACGCCGCTAGTCCTTCCATCAACTGTTGCTTGGACGTGCTGCTAAATTTGAACCCTTCGACGCCGCGGCACATTCTGCAAATGTCTTCCACGATTGGATCGCCGACGCCTGTCGAATCCACGTAGGCAAGCGCGCCGCCGACGATTCGCGCGACGCGCTCGCGAGTCGCCGACCAGTCGGATTGCCAACGCTCTAGCACGCAAACGCCGCCGTTTGCATCGATGCCGCAAACGACTGTCCAGTCGTGCGATTTGGCTAGGTCCACGCCGAACGCGACTGGTTTTTCCGTGGACAGCGGGCCGATGCAATTCCGAATGGCGTCCGTCCCGAACGGATTCGAACCGTCGTCGGTCGGTTCCGCTAGGTACAACTCCCGGAATACCGATTCGGGGAGAATGGCGCGCGCCTCTTCAATTTCCGCCGCGGCTAGCACGCCGCCGGCTACCGCGTCATGCGCCGTAAGGCGATGGTACGCCATGTTTGGCGCGCCGCCTTCGGCCATGCGCGCCAGTCGGTAGGCCCAATTCCTGCGGCCCTTTACGTTGCCAATGATTCGAAGCGGGCCGCGCGTCGCGGTCAACGTCGAACGAACCGCATTGAACGATTCTTCCGGGCAACGGGTGCTTTCGTCAATTACCGCCGCGTTGACGTCGTCTCCGAACAGCGAATCCGGGTTGTCGGCCGATTTGAACCACACGCGCGCGTCGTTCGCGAGCCGGACGCACAACGACGAATCGTTGTCCTCCCAAGTTCGTTTCGTCGGGTCGGCCTGTCGAAGCATGGCGCACAACCGCATATATCCGACCGTTTTCGTAACGTGGAACGTCGGCGCAATCCACCAGTAGTTTCCGCCGCGGCCGTTCCACGCTTGCGCGAATAGCCACAACAGACAACCGGCCGTCTTCCCGCTCTTGGTGCTAGCCTCTATCACGACAATGCGCGCCGGGTCGCAAATCGCGGCGAACTGGCGCGGATACATGGCCGGCAACTGCGGCGGTGCGACTTTCACGAACCCGCGCCACCGGGCCGAAGCGTAATCGGCGCAAGTTCTACAATCTCGGTTGCGGCGCCGCCGTCCAACCGTTCGCAACGGTCGGCCGCCACAAGCGCGTCGTGATTTGCGCGCTGCATTGCCAACAGCGTTTCGATCGCGCGCAACCTGTCGCGGTCGCTATTGGCGGTGTCGATCATTTGCAGCACGACGCGCGGCAAGTCGGCCATGACGGCCGGCGGAATCGCCCAACCTTCGCGAAGCGCGCGACGCACTAGCACCAATCCGGCGCGGTCGGCGCCGG